GGGGAGTACGGGGTAACTCTGTAAGGGAAGTGGGTCGGTCCGCTGGTTAGGCGGCTGAGATCGACTGCAGCGCAAGGCGTCTGACCGTCTAGCCGGCATGTTGGCCGTCCAACTGGTAGTACCAGCGCCTCTTGCCGGTCGATTCGCGGCGTTTCGCCCAACCCAGCTCCTTCAGGATCGAAGCCACCTGCATCTGGTCGGCCTTGGACTGGCGCTCCATGGGTTTCTGGATGGCCTTGGCGAGGATCTCCTCGGAGGTCAGCAGGTCAGTGCTGCGGCGATCAGCGAGGTAGGAAAGGATGGCGGCACGCCATGGCGACTCGATCATGTAGGCATCGTTTTCCTGCTGAACGGCAAGCTCCATGGCAGCCGGCAGCCGGCTGGTTTCACCGTTGCGGTAGGCATGAACCGCTGCAGACCAGATGGCATCACGTTCCATTAAGAGCATGGCGGTATTGATTTGATCCACCTGTGTGCGGGTTGTTGGTATCACCCAAAAACGACGGTTGCCGGTTTCATCTACAAGAAAACCAGCGGTTTTATTGGTGGTGCCAACAATGATGCCACGCCTTGGGAATGCTTCAACAGCCTTGCCATATGGCACGCGGAGCAGATCTACCGCCTGCGATAAAAACGCCTTGACTTGTCCAGCGTGCTTGCGATTGGTGATGTGATCAAGCTCCGCCCATTCCATTATCCATGACCGATGGAGCACCATTACGTCGTCTTTGGTGCTGATGTCACCCAACGCATCTGAGTAAAACGGACCACCCAAACAGCCCCAGAAGCTGGATTTGTATGCACCTTGATCGCCCATGATCACGCAAGCGGTGTCATGCTTGTGGCCAGGATCAAAAGCACGAGCAACAGCACCGATCAGGGTGCGCTTAAGCATCTCGTCGTAGATTGTGGCCTCACCGCCTTGGTCCTCTGGGCGAAGGTATGCGGTAGCAAGGCCGTCGATGTAAGCCGGCTGAACGTGCTGCTCGCAATGAGCCAGGTACTCGGTTACGGGGTCGTAGGGGTTCTCGTTGGCGACCTGCACAAGGCAGTCAATAGCCAGTTCCTTGCCGACCTTGTAGCCCATCTCTGCCAGCTTCAGGTAAAAGCGGTCGGCGCCATCAATGACCTTGCCCTTGATTTCGATCTGTTGGGTGAAGACGTTGTAGCGGATCTCATCGGTTTGACTGCGTAGCAGTGCCAATAGCTCTGCGGTTTCCAGCTTTTCCGGTTTCGTGATGATCGGCGCATTGGCATCGCTGTCACCACTGCCGCCGCCTGTCGCAACCCTGCGCTGCGGCTCACGCCGATGGGGTCGCCAGCCGTCTTTCTTGGCCATGTCGCCAAGGGTGCCAAGGCTGATGCCGGATTTCTTGAAGCTGCGCCATTTGCGCTGGCAATCACTGGGCTTGTGCTTGCCGGACTGCGCTGACCACTGCTCCCAGTCGTCTAGCAAGGCGTCATCGCCAACGCTATGGAGCGCCATCCCAACGGCTAGCCAGTCGTCGTAGTCATCAGCGCGACTGCTGGCCAGGGCTTCGAGGTAAGAACGCGCCCGGGCGGCATCGTCAGCGCCATGCGCTACTGGTGGCAAGACCACCGGTTCGGCCACTGGCTTAAGCATCCGCTCGATCAGGCAAAGCGGCGCCTCGGCTAGGTCGAGGTCTTCGGGGCTGTATTTGGCTACCCAGCGGTAACCGCTGGTGGTTGGGTGCGCGCCGGCTACAACAGACTGGCAGCCGGTCCAACGGAGCTCCACCTGCTCGGGCTTGCCGTCGGAGTCGGTGACACCTGACTTGTATTTGCGTGTGGCGATGCCATGCCAATACTCCTCTGGTACGCGGTAGATGACCTGAAACCTGCCGTCACGACCGGAGGTAACAGTCCACGAACGCGGCAACGACGACATGGGACAACCCCAGTCGCGAAGGATGGTGCTAGCGCTGCGGCCGTCGTGGTCTAGGAACAGCAGGCCACCAGATGGCACACCACAGCAAACACCGATAGCACGAGCGCGACCGGAATCAAGTTCGGCCTGCAGGCTGGCTTTATCTAGTGGGTTGTCCTGCCACTTGAGTTGATACGGCCGCTTCTGGCCGTCAACAGCAACGTATCCCCACCCATCGGGCAGGCGTGCAAGCTCTTCGGCAAGGCTCATCGCTTGGTGGCGGGCAGGATGCCGTGCAGGTGCAGATCAAGCGACTGCTCCAGCAGCAGCCGTATAGCAGTAGCGCGGCTCATGCGATCACCACGCCAGCAGTCAAGACGCTGCAACTGATCTGGTGTTAGTCGTATATGGGTTGGATGGCTTAAGCGCACGGTGCTGGCCTGGGTGCTTGCACACTGTAGCTGCGGCTGCTACGGTGGCAAGGCCAGACGGCTCCCCTATGCCAAACCAACGACCGATCTTCCGAATTACCTACCAGCGCCCATGGGGCCAATGCGTGGTCAACACTGCGCAATTCCAAACAGAGGCAGAGCTGCGCCTTGGATTTGCCAAGTCCTATCCAGGTTGCGAGCTGGTATTGGTTGAAGATGTAACTACTCAATTTTCAAATGGCTGATCAACTTCAATTGGCTTTGCTTGACGCCAATACTGCGACCGCTTGCGATCTCTTTGATGCTGCAATGGCCCAGGCTAAACAATTAACCAAACGCCTATCGGAAGTGCCTGCTTTCCAGCGCATTGAATTAATCAATGAAATAAGGGCGCTAATTCACGAAGTATCTCCACTTAAAAGCGAGCCAGTGGATTTTGTCCGCTGGGTCCCGTCTAGCAATGTCTATGCAAATGATTACAACCCAAACAGCGTTGCCCCTCCAGAAATGGAGCTATTGGCTCATTCTATTTTGACAGATGGCTACACACAGCCCATTGTTACTTATCCAACGGACAAAGGCAGAGAAGTTGTAGATGGTTTTCATCGAAACAGGGTTGGCAAAGAAAACCTTGACGTAAGCTCGCGTGTAATGGGGTTCCTTCCAGTTGTAGCAATTAAGTCGGATCAGCAAGATTTGAATGATCGCATAGCGGCTACAATCCGCCACAACCGCGCAAGAGGCAAGCATCGAGTTGACGCCATGTCGGATATTGTGGTTGAGTTAAAGCGAAGAAATTGGAGCGATCAGCGCATTAGCAAAGAACTAGGCATGGATCCAGACGAGGTTTTGCGTTTGACACAAATTACGGGCCTTGCGGAGTTGTTTACTGATCAACAATTTTCCGAAGCATGGGAATCCGATAACGACAACGGATCAAGCGGAGAAATCTTGTCTGATCTTCCAGTGGATTATGTGCCAAAACCAAGCGGTCGCATACTCCACACTTGGGAAAAGTGGGAGTGCTATCGCGCCGGCTTTTATGCAGAGCGTCCACCTGGAGGGCTAACGCAAGATCAAGGCGAGGAAATGTATCGAGTCTTTTTATCTGATTTATCGGCTTTCGAGGCGGCGTTGAAGCATGTAATTAATCAGTGGAAACATAGCTGCGAGCATTACCTAACCAACGATCGCATGAACCGCATTGCTTGGCTTGGACAAGCTTCCGCCGCTCAAGCTATTAACATGCCATCTTGCTGTCGAGGCGGCTATCATCGCCTAACCGAAAAAGAGCAACATGACGCCGATTCTTTGGCACTGCTTTTTCTCAATGAATGGCTAGAGGCAAATGATCGCAAGCCTGTAACCATGGAGCAGGCTGGCGGACGCACCGAGGCGGAGCTGTATTAATGAAACGCGGTCTTGGCTGTGATGTTTTGAGCGCCGCTCGGCAACGTATTGGCTATGCTTTTGATCATTTTGAAAAAGTTTACGTTTCGTTTAGCGGCGGAAAAGATTCGTCTGTTTTGTTTCATTTGGCTGCGGATGAAGCAAGGCGCCGTAAGCGCCGTCTTGGTGTTTTAGTAATTGACCTTGAAGCTCAGTACGAATTAACGATTGCACATGTAAATGAAATGTGCGATTTTTACAGTGATTGCATTGATCTTTATTGGGTCTGCCTTCCGATGAAGCTTCGCAATGCTGTATCGAATTACGAGCCTGTCTGGTGCGCTTGGGACCCAGAGCGAAAAGAAGACTGGGTGCGTCAGGCCCCAAAGCGGCAAGGCGTAATTACTGATCCAAGTTTTTTTGATTTTTTTGCTGAAAAAATGGAATTTGAAGAGTTTGTCGAACTTTTTGCGGCATGGTACGGAGGAGAAGCTAGCGTTGCAGCCTTAATCGGAATCCGATCAGACGAAAGCCTAAACCGCTGGCGCACTATTTGCCGTTGGGAAAAGGAAACGCATTTTGGAAAACGCTGGACGACGCGCGTAATCAATAATGTTTACAACTGCTATCCAATTTATGATTGGCATGTAACTGATATTTGGAAATATCACGCGTATTTTCCTGAAAAGCCTCATAACAAAGTCTACGACAGAATGCACGCGGCTGGCCTTTCATTGTCTCAAATGCGATTGTGTCAGCCTTACGGCGACGATCAGCGGCGCGGGCTTTGGCTTTACCACTTGCTTGAACCGCAAACTTGGGGCAAAGTTGTTGCCCGTGTCAACGGAGCCAATTCCGGCGCCTTATACATAGAAGAGCGAGGCAATGTTACTGGATACAGCAAAATTACGCTACCGGAAGGCCACACTTGGCGCAGTTTTTGCAATTTGCTTTTGGCGACAATGCCGCAGGTAACAAGGGATCATTATTTGGCCCGCTTTAAAGGATGGCTAAAAGGATGGCACGATCGCGGATACATGGAAGGCATACCAGACAGCGCACCACCTGAGCTAGAAAAAAAATACTGGGCGCCTAGCTGGCGTCGAATGTGCAAAGTGCTTTTGCGCAACGACTGGTGGTGCAAGGGGTTGGGATTGACGCAACCCAAAAGCGAGGCGTACGCCAAATACATGCAACTCAAGTCAACCCGAAAAGCTCTAAAACAATGAACCTCCGCCCCTACCAGCAAGCCTTGGTTGACCAGATCCGCCTGCAGTACCAGCTAGGCCACCGCAAGGTGTTGGCAGTGCTGCCGACCGGCGGCGGCAAGACGGTGATTTTCAGCCACATCGCCCAATCCGCCGCCCGCAAAGGCAATCGCGTGCTGATCGCCGTTCACCGTCAAGAACTGCTGGATCAAGCCTGCCGTTCACTGCCGATGCCGCATGGCGTGATTGCCGCCAACCGCGGCATGGATCTATCCGCAGCAGTGCAGGTTGCCAGCGTCCAGACGCTTGCCCGCAGGCTGCACAAACTGCCGCGTGATTTCTTTCAGCTGGTGATCATCGACGAGGCGCACCACAGCAATGCCGGCACATGGGCCAAGGTGCTGGAGCATTTCCACCAATCGCATCTGCTGGGCGTCACCGCCACTCCGATCCGCCTCGACGGCCGCGGCCTTGGCGAGCACTACCAGGCCATGGTGGAAGGTCCCAGCGCTGCCTGGCTAACCGACAACGGCTACCTCGCCGCGGCCAAGGTGCTAGCGCCACCGGGTTTTGACACCACCGGCCTGCGCAAGCGGATGGGTGACTTTGACGCCCGTGAGGCGGAGCACCGTGTCGGCACGATCATGGGCGACTGCCTAGGCCACTACCGCAAGCACCTATCGGGCCAGACTGCAATCGCGTTCTGCTGCTCTGTGGCGCACGCGGAAGCAGTGGCAGCACTCTTCCAATCAGCAGGCATCGCCGCGGCCAGTATTGACGGCAGCATGACTAGCGAGCAGCGGCGTGACCTGCTGCAGGCGCTAGGCACTGGCCGGATCAAGGTGCTCACCAGCTGCGCACTGATCGGCGAGGGCGTCGATGTTCCATCAGTCGGCGGCTGCATCCTGCTCAGACCCACTGCATCCACCAGCCTGCACCTGCAGATGATCGGCCGGTGCCTTAGGCCATCGCCCGGCAAGGCTGCAGCAGTGGTGCTGGATCACGTCGGCAATACGCTCCGGCTTGGCCATCACCTAGAGCCGCGCGAGTGGAGCTTGGACGGCGAGCGCAAGCGGGATCGGGAGAAAGCACCCAGCGTCAAGGTGTGCCCCAGTTGCTTTGCCGCCATGGCCAGCCAGGCCAAGCAATGCGGTGAGTGTGGGCATATGTTCGCTGCCGAGGCACGCGAGCTGCAGCAGGTGGATGGGGAGCTGGTGGAGCTAGCCATGCGCGCCAAGCGGCGTGAGCAAAGCGGCGCTCAAACGCTGCAGCAGTTGATCGCACTAGGTCAGCAGCGGGGATACAAAAATCCAGTCGCATGGGCAAAGCACGTCTTAGCCGCACGCCAAACCAAAGGACAGTGGAGCAAAGTCAAGTGAGCAAGTTTTGCATTGATCTTGAAGGCATGATGCTGCCTGATGCTATTGCCGCAGTTGTTGAGGCTTGGTGCGAAGCGCAAGATATAGATGGCGCGGATGAGCTGCCAGGCAATGCGCAATCCGCGACAGATTACGCGGCATGTTCATTTTATAAATCAATTAATTTTCATGGCTTAAATTATGATGGCAGCCCATGGGAACGATTGCTTAGAGAATCTACTTTTTATGGATGCGACCAAGAATGGAGCATGGGCCCCAGGTGGGACGGTCAACGCTTTCGGCCTCGATTGACGCATGTTGATGAGCGCGGCAAATCAAAATGGGTTTTGCTGCCATTTGAATGGGCAGTTATAAACGCAAATGATATTTGCAATTACGCCAGCGATATAGTTGAGTGGGTTGAAATGGAAAATAAAACACTTGCAAATGCTCATAAGCGTGTTTTTGCCTTTTATTTTTCGCCATCAAATAGCAGTGCTTTCTGAACAATCCATCCAGCAGCACATCCGCATTGCCTGCAGCAACGGTGACACGCGCCTGTTCCGCAACAACACCGGCACGCTCAAGGACGCCAACGGTCGCCCAGTGCAGTTCGGCCTATGCAAGGGCAGCGCTGACCTGATCGGCTGGCGCACGGTCACCATCACGCCAGAGATGGTCGGTCAGCAGGTGGCCGTGTTCACCTCTATAGAGGTCAAGACCGCTACCGGCAGACTGCGCCCTGAGCAGCAGCAGTGGCTGGATGCAGTCCAGGCGGCTGGCGGCATTGCTGGTGTGGCGCGCTCGGTCAGCGATGCAGAGGCATTGTTAAGAGATGTTGCACAGGGCTGACCACGGCGGCGCATGGTGTACAGTGGCATCACGAGGGGAGAGGATCCCTCGCAAAACCGAACCTCCGCGGAACCGGGTACACGACGCGTTACCACGAGCCCAACACGGCCTAAGTAAGCCTGCACCGCCGGTTGGCCCGGCACAACATTGATCCTTGAAAACTGAATACTCGCGGGCGTCGTCCCGCTCCGGTGGTGGCCTTCACCCGGCACCCATGAGTCCCGCCGGGGGCTCACCCACCAACCGGAGATCCCATGGACGACATCACCCGCAACGCCCTCGCCCGCGAGGCCGAAACCGCAGCGTTAATCGCTGAGGTGGATGCGGCCTTCGAGGCGTGGAGCCGCTCCACCGAGCAGCTGCTCGCAATGGCCCAAGAAGCCATCGCGCTGGCTGACTCAATCGAGCACGATCTGGGCAACGCCCAGGCCGCGCTTGAGGAATGGTTCTAAGGGCACCGCCCCTTCGGGGGCACAATGATTTAGGCCATAAGCCGGATAGCGCGCCCCGGATTCTCCGCTGTGGACAAGAGAACAGCCAGCTTTTACCACCTCAGCGAGCTGCGATCACAGAGGCATCCCAATCACCGCAACACCCCAAACCGAGAATCATGAGCACCACACTCGCACTGATCGCAGCGCTGCTACTCCTGCCGATCATCATCATCCTGTGGGCCACTGAGTCCACTGAGCAACGCGCCAAGCGGCTGCGCAGCTACGGCTGGACGCAACGCCGCATTGCTGACCACCTAGGCATCAGCCGCAGCCGTGTGCAACGGATTGTGACTGCCCACGGTTGAGCGGGGCGGCGCATGGTGTAGGATATTGGGACAGGAGGCGAAAGCCTCCACCCCAAACCGAAAGACATGAACGCCTCTGACTGGCACAACATTCTCCACTGCGCTCAGCTTCGCAAGGAGCAATTTGGCACTTCACTGCGGTGGCCGAGCATGGCCGACTACCACCGCTATCAGCGCGAATACGACACCTATATCATGGCTGGCGCAATGGCAGCCCGCGCTAAGCGCCTAGCAAGCTGACCCCCACGCGGCCCGCCGGAGCCGCACCCAATCCGGCATCACCCCAACTCGAGAACCATGATCAAGACCATCGACCGACTCGCAATGCTGGCCATCATCTTTGGCATTGCTGCCATGGCATATGACACCGGCAAACAGCAGGTGCAGGCTCACCACGCTTGCCAGCAGCAGCTGAAGCCATGACCACCAACGACACCTACTGGACGCTGCAGACGGCTATCCACCACAGCGGCGGTTTCTACCGCCGCTTGGCTGAGGCGACACTGCACGCCGATCCTGAAAACAAACAGCGTGTGCTGCTTGCATTCCCAGAACTGCAGCAGTGCTACGGCCCGCAAACGCACCTGCACCGCCAGCTGAGAGCAGCATGACCAGCAACGCTGAATACCACGCTGATCCAGCCGTTAGCGCTAGCCACCTGCACGCCGTTGCCGCCAGCCCCTATCACTACTGGGCTCGGTATCTCAACCCGCAGCGGCCGCCGTCGGTGCAGACCGCAGCGATGAAGCTAGGCAGCTTGGTGCATTGCGCTGTACTCGAGCCAGACGAGCTAGCCAAGCGCTATGCCGTCTGCCTGCCGCGTAATACCAAAGCTGGCAAGGAGATGGCTGCCGAGATGGAAGCATCCGGCATCGAGGCCGTGACTGCATCCGACATGGAGCAGGCCATGGCTATGGCGTCTGCGGTGCGTCAGCACCCTTACGCCGCGGCACTGCTGTCCCATGGCAAGGCCGAGCAATCCTTTTGGTTTGATGATGCGCAATCCGGCTTGCGCTGCAAGTGCCGCCCGGACTGGTTTGATGGCTCGACAGTGGTTGACCTCAAGACCACCACGGATGCCAGCCCGGCAGCCTTTGCGCGATCTGTCGCATCCTTCCGCTACCATGTCCAAGCCGACCACTACTTGGCCGGTGTTCCCGCAGATCGGTTTCTCTTCATCGCAGTGGAGAAGACCTATCCGTTCTGTGTCGCCGTCTACGAGCTGGATGCGGAGGCGATGAAGGCAGGTGAAGCGCTACGGCGCCAGAACCTGCAGACCATTGCCGACTGCCGTGCCATTGATGAGTGGCCTGGCTATAGCACCATCTGCGAAACGCTGAGCTTGCCCAGCTGGGCACTTGGCACTACCCCAACCATGACATCTGATGACTTCTAGCTCACTTGCGCTCTGGACCCCAGAGCAGACGCAACTGATCAGCACCACAATCGCGCCAGGCTGCAGCGTTGACGAGCTGCGCCTGTTCGCCTATGCCTGCCAGCGGACAGGTTTGGATCCGTTTTCAAAGCAGATCTACGCCATCCGACGCAGTGGGCGCATGACCATCCAGGCCGGCATCGACGGCCTCCGCAGCATCGCCGAACGTACCGGCCAGCTCGACGGCTCAGAGACGTACTGGTGTGGCGAAGATGGCCAATGGGCTGACGTGTGGCTTGGCAGCAAGCCACCTGCCGCGGCCAAGACGATCATTCACCGCAAGGGTGCCAGCCATCCGTTTGTCGGTGTGGCGCGGTTTGCCGACTACAACGCCGGACAGGGCCTGTGGTCCAAGATGCCCGCCGCAATGATCGCTAAGTGCAGCGAGGCGCTTGCGTTGCGCAAGGCATTTCCTGCTGACCTCTCAGGTGTCTACAGCACCGACGAGATGGAACAGGCCGAAGTGCAACCAGTCACGGTTGCCGCATCGCCTGCAGGCGATGCCAAGCTGTTCCAAGCCGGCAAGGCTGCTATTGCCAAAGCCGACACGATGGACAAGCTGCAAGAGGTTGTTGCACGCATGGACAAGCGCAAGCCTGATCTAAACGATGAGCAGAACCAGCAGCTCATAGAACTAGCACTGGCCAAGGAGGCTGAGCTAGAGCCCGCTATTGAGGATCCATTTGATAACTGAGCCGTACCTGACCAATGATCAATTGGCCACGCGATGGGGGCTGAAGCCATCAGCCATCAAAAACCAACGCGCGCGCGGCATTGGCCCTAGGTACTACACCATCCCGCGCATCGGCTTTCCAGCCGGTACGCCACGGGTGCGGTACCCGCTATCTCAAATCCTGGCCTTTGAAGAGGCCAATAACATCACACCACTGCCATGAGCCTTTACGCATCCGGTATCGTTCGCATCATTTCTGATCCTCAGCTGCGTGCTTTTGAAAGCGGCAGCATGGTTGCCAACTTTGCAGGTGGCATTCAAGAGGGCAAGGACAAGGATGGCAATTACATCAATAATGTGATTGACATTGAAATGTGGGGCAAGTCTGCAGAGCTTGTTGTTGATCGTTGCAAGAAGGGTGATTCCATCATGGTGACGGGCAACGTCCGGCGCCAAGAGTGGAACGACAAAGAAACCGGCGGCAAGCGCAGCAAGCATGTGCTTAATGTGCAGCGGTTTGAGTTTCTGCCTCGCGCCACGCAAGTTGAGGAGCCTGCATTCTGATGAGCGAAGCAGATCTTGAGGCGCTATTCCGCCGCTGGTGGGCAGAGTCTTACCCAATGGCACCAGTGAATAAGCAAGCTGTTGCTAGCCACGTTGCATTTGCTGCATGGCTACTGCGCAGTGAAGCACTGCCTAACTTGACCGACAACTAACGCGCACTGGTGGCCTAACGGCCACCTTTCCACAATGACCGACCTAGTAAACCACCCACCGCATTACAAGCAAGGCGACATTGAATGCATCCAGGCCATTAAGGCTGCACTTGGCACCGAAGGTTTTAAGGCTTACTGCAAGGGCCAAGTGTTTAAGTACCTATGGCGTGCTGAGCACAAGGGCAATGCCGTAGAAGATCTTGGCAAAGCCGATTGGTACATGCGCCGGCTGCTGCTCGAGGCGGCCGAGTGGCTTGAGCAGGAGGCCAGGAAATGACTCATCCTATTACCCCACCGACTGAGCTGATGCAGGCGTGGGTGGCCGAAATCTGGCATGAAGGAACACCAGTTCGAGTTGCATTGAGCGACGAACACATCGCCGCTCGCGCCGCCCAATGGGGCGCCGACCAAGAGCTAGAAGCTTGCTGTGAGTGGTTTGCCAGTAGGGGCTACACCGTACCCCTACGTGCATCCCGCCGCCCCAAGCCACCGAGCTTGAAGGAACAGGCTCAAGTAGAGCTTGACCGCTTGATTGCTCTTATTCCCACGGAGGGAGCGATAGCAATGGCCGAACCCATCCGCCGCGCACTGGAGGCGCTACCTGAATGACTTACATGTCAGGCCACAGCCAAGAAATACGAGGGCTGCTTGATGCTTTCGGCATTTCGCACAAAGCCGTTATAGGACTTCGCTTGCTTGTTGAACCCGACCAACTCGTTCGAGTTCAAGTAGAGCGGCTAGTTACTACCGACGAGATGGGTGAGATAACAGAGTGGATTCTCAAGCACGGCATCAAAGCGGAGCAGCTCGATGACTGACCTCTCCCCCGCCGCGCGCACCATTGTGCAAGCGTTTGATGAGCGACATGAGTTGCTCGGTCCTCTTGAGGGCAACTGGCAGGAGGCCTGCCTCGCCGCCGCCCTCCGTGCCGCTGCGGATCAAGTGGTGCCGGAGCCTAATGACATCGACAAAGGATCCTTTTCACTTGCCGCCATTCGCAATCGTTGCAAGGTGCGCGATCAGCTTCTCGTTATCGCCGCCGAGCTGGAGGGTAAGTGCAATGGCTGATTTCACCATCCATGAAGGCAGTCCGTTTGTTCACTTTGATGGAACGGTATGGCCCATTCCTGGTAGCCGACTGCGTGACTTGGAGCACGCGCTCAGGTACACACGAAAGGATTACTGCTTTGGCATGGAAGACCGTCTTCTTGCCGCTTCCGTCATAAATGCTTACATCGAGCTTGTCTGGAAAACACAGAAGCATCGCAATCAGATTGCTACCAACCTATTTGCTGCCGCTCAAAATGACTGACCACCTAACCCAACGCGCTCAGCGCTTGATTGAAGAGTTTGAATACGGCCAGGACACGCGCCATGGCATCGCTAATGTACTTACTCTTTTGGCTAACGCTTGGGAGAGCTACAGCGATGACACCACCCTTGTAGGTGTTCGGTGTTCAACCTTAGAAGACATGGCCGTTGAGCTTACCGCTCCAACACTGATGGAACGCGCCTTGGCTGGCGATAAGGATGCTGCCAGGCAGTTTCTTTTTGAAGCTGGTTTTACTGACGAACACGGCCAACTCACTGGACCCTACAAATCGGAGAATCTCGATGCGTAAAACAACTGTTCACGACTTTGAAGCTATCGAATTGTTTGCTGCAATGATCGGCAAACCTGAACCTGAGACCGATGAGGAGACTGAAGCGCTTAAGCAGAAATGCATCAACGACTTCGGTGTTGACTTCTACGGGTTAGCCGAGATTGCTGAGCGCTTGCTGCCACTTTGCGAACACGCGAATGCAGCGATAAGCGGTGCTGCTGCGCGTGGTTTTGCAAAAGATGGGATGTTTATCTGCAAAGTTTATGACGAGGATTTGAACTAATGACTGACTTTCGTGCGCTGTGCGCTGAGCTTGCTGACTGTTTAGAAAAAGCTAATTGGCCATTGCGGCATAAAACTCTCTTCGAGATCTGCCTTGATACCGCTCGCGCTTCCCTGGCCCAGCCCGAGCCGCAGGGGCCGAGTGATGAGGAGCTAGAGGATTTCGCACTGCAAAATGGTGGTGGCTATTTCAACTGCGACTGCCAGGAAGAAGCTGACATTCTCACCCGGAAACACATCAGCAACTATCGCGCCGTACTCGCCCGCTGGGGCCGCCCCGCCATCGAGCCGGTGCCGGTGAGCGAGCGGTTGCCAAAGGGCAATGACTTTGATGCAGAGGGCTGCTGCTGGCCGTGGAGCCGAGACATCTACGCATGGTGCCAGTGTTTCGCTGCAGCCGGTGACTCGTCTGAGTGGACTCATTGGCTGCCCCACTGGGCGCTGCCGGTGCCGCAGGAGGAGGGTGAGTGATGACTGAGCTATCTCCCGCTGCACAGGCGGTGTTGAATGGGTTTCGCGCTGTGCCAACTCTTATGGATGGGCCATCTATTGCCGGTGCCCTTCGCGCTGCTGTTGCTTGCACCCAGCAAAACCACGGCCATGACGTGTGGGAGTGCGATGCAGATGAACTCATCGCCATCGCCGCCGAGCTGGAGGGTGCCAATGACTGACCGCGAACTGATCGACAGACTGTTGTTCTTAGCTCAGACTGCAGTAGACCAGGCGCTGGACCGGAACTATGACGACCCTGAGGATTATTTCATCTACCGCGAGATGCAAGAGCTGAAGACTGCTGTCACCAAGCTGGAGGGGCAATGACGCTGCCCCTGATGTTCGAGCTTCTGGTCGTCTACGTCGTGACGTGCTGCCTGGCGCTATGGCTGGCGTCGAAGCTGCTGCCATGAACATTGGCGAGCAGCGGTGCCCTAAATGCAATGGCCGGATGCGGCTGGTATTGCAAGAGCGCACCTACAACAACCGCGCCAAGCGCAGGCGACATGAGTGCTACGACTGCCAAGAGCGCAGCACTAGCTACCTTGTAAACGATGACTTTTTTCAGCAGCTAACGGCTGCGCATGATATCGTTCAACGGTTGCAGGGGTTTTACTTTGACCACTGCGACGCCACTAATTAGGGGGAAAGGTGGCC